AAAGAAAGAAAACAAGCTAGGAAAGCTACATGCACAAATCATTAAGGTATGACTCCGTTATTTCTTGGAGTTCAGTCTTAACAAGATAGTCAGCAACTAAGCTAGGTTGTTCTCAAACGTTTAAATTTTGTTTCTGTGTTCTATGAGAACAGAAAATTTAAATTTTAGTTTTTTTTGATATACTATTTGGTGGGTTCGTTCCCATTTTGCCAGGTTTGACATGTGATTTCACCCGTGAAATCATATTGTCATATGGCACAGAGTATCGAATTGACTAATGAACAATCTTCGAGACAGGATAGGACTGTTGCATGAATACATCTGTCAACGGCACCCCAGACATGGGAGTATCTTTAATAAGATCCTCATCATCATCTGTGAATGGCTGTTGGAGTGATTCATACACCGCATCCCACTGCTCTTGGCTTATTGAACAAGTAGTAGGCAACAATACTTTTGTGCCAAAATCATTATTGATTTCAGGTTGTGTTGATTGCTCAACCATGTCTTGTGGACTGAAAAACCCATCTTTCTCAAGGAAAGTTAATGGGAAAGAGTCATAAACAATGCTTTCCAAAAACTCAACACTAAGAGGTTTGACATAGGTATCCTTCATGGAAAGAAGGACATCAAACGCTCGAGAGTGGAGCTGACCATTAGATCGTAGCACCCGAAAACATTCCCCTCGGAATAGTTGTCGGTCTTTTGTTAATTTGGTAAGGAAATTTTGTTTTATTTCTACACCGGTTACAGTGCGAGTATCTGGGGAACGTACCTTCCAGAGATCTTCGGCATCACTAGACAAAAATGTCGCTAACAGCATTTTATTTCTAGCTTCAAGGGCCAAATCAGCAATTAATAATTCCTCGTCCGAATCCGGTGAGACTCGAACTTTTCGAAAACCCTCCAAAACAGGTATGGCTTCACGAATTGACTTAGAACACGTATCCCAAAGGAGTGTCGTTGGATCCAATGGAAACAACTTTACCTTCTTAACCAAACCATTGCACATCAACGTTGCAATCTTTCGGACAAGGATACCATCTTTAGTCAACCAGTAGCCGTCTGGAGGTTGGACCCCTAATCCTCCTAGCCAAGTTGGCAGGAAAATAAGGACAGGGCACTTCGCAAATTTACGGGAATTATACCTCAGGAACTCGTGGACCAAGGTCTGATAATGTTCAGGAAGGCAACTCTCTTTGACTTTCTTTAAAAGTGAACCCATCTCCCAAAGGTCTTTCGATTCAGATCCGTCTTTCGACTTCCCATGAACGAGAGATAACTTTGAGAAAGGAGCTTGGGTAAAAGAACCGTCAACTTCTCTAACGTATAACCTAGAATTCACAGTCAAGAACATTGGACTATGATAGGTTTTCCCTAGAGAAGAGATAAAGCCGAACATTTTCAGAACACCTTCCCAAATGGGGAATAAGGTTCCGTGAGGGTCACTTAGGACATTGTCGTCTCCATTAATTTTCATTGATGCTTTGTTGAGTCGAATTTTTCGCCGCTCATTAATCTCTTGTGCATACCGGCAACCGGCAGCATTCGCGATACAGAGAGTGATAAAGCTCATGATCGAGCCCATCAACTGGCCATTCTTCTGTGGTACAATCTTTCCTTCTAACGTGAGTTTCTCTCGCTCTTCCAGCGATAAATCTCCTTTTGTCGAAGCTCTACAATCGAGTATATGTTGAGTTAGAGAATTTAGCGTCAGGGTTCTGTAGATGTAAACATCATCCGCAGCCCAACCCAGGCTATCCCTCTCCTCATATATAAGATCGAAGAGTACATCAACAAAAACCTCGGAAGGCCAAGAAAACATTTCATTGGTAGCATCCTTGTAATCACCGGAAAGGAACCAAGCACCTACTTTCTGCATAGCAAAAATTTCATTGATGGACCACTCAGATTCAGGCCTGCCGATAAATTCGAAGCAGGGAATCCGACGTAGAACACCATGACAAAATTTTTGCAAAGGTTGCAAAAGAAAGTAAGTGATTGGGGGTCCTTTGGAGATCACTCGAACTTTTAGGGGCTCAGGTAGGCCCACAAATTCTACCATGGGAAGCTCATCAATAGCAACTGTGACAAGAAAAGATCTAACATCATCCCAG